TCATCATATGTTTAGATTCCATATCTTCTACCTTAAATTGAATTAATTTAGGATTAGCTGGGTCGTGGTCTTCCATTCTTAAAACCTCATAAGCAGATAGTGGTTTTATACCAACAACACCTAATTTATCCATTATTTCTAATTTTAAAAAGAAATCACCATATTTGTTCATATTTCTTATCCAAGGCCATAAATTAAATTCTATATTCATAATATCATAAAATAAATTATGAAGTATTTTAGATATTTTAACATTATCAGTTTTTATATCTAAAATTTTATTTTCAACATTAGATACAGTAGACTCATCTGAATATATATCTAAAGCTGAAGATATAATAGGGTCTGTATCCATTAACTCGTAATCTCTAAATAATTCTTTTCTATTAACATCAAAGGCGTTTCTAGCGTTTTGTTGTTTAGAATAAGAAGAACCAAAACCATCTCTTGTATTAGCTAGTCTTGAATATCTATCTATAAAATTAGAAATCAAAGATGTTTGTGAAAAATCAACATCTTTAACTTTTATTTGTCCTGTTGGTGTTTTTCTAACAACTATGTTGTTTTGAAATAATTTTCCTAATCTTGAAAAAACACCTTCTTGTTTGTAATCTTCAGCCATTTTTATCCTCTTATTTAATTAACCAAGTTAAGTCTTCTTTTTCTCCACGAACTTCAGTTTCATATGGATTGTTCTGTGGTTTACCAGTTCCACCAAAAGAAAAACCAGCCGTATGATCTATGTTTCCATTATTCTTTAACATTGAATCCATCATCATTCTTTGTTGGCTGTTTTTATCTTTTTGTATTCTTAGTGCCGTATCTCTAACCCAAAGAGCTATAGAGTAAGACATAACTAAGTCATCGTTATAACCTTGCATCGCTTCTGCTTTTGCATTAATTACACCTGTCTTGTATATAAATACAAACAATTCATCAATTAATCTATTTGAGTGTAATTTTACTAATTTTTCTCGTGTATACTCTTCCATTTTTGCAATAATTAATGGACGAGTTTTAGCAGTTGTTGAAAAACCTGGCACCATGTTTCTATCTTGTGCTCTGTACTTATTACTCATTTGGTGTTCAACATCAACTACTTGTAAATCTTTTGATTGATAAAATAAATTTTTATACCCTCTATCTATAATGGTTTGTATTGTAGCCCAACCAATGTTGTTGTTTTCAACTACTAATAACGCGTCATTGTATTTTGTCGCAACCTCAATTAAGAAGTTTCCATAATCTGTTGTACTTAATTGCCCTTTATATTCCGCGACTTGTTCCATATCTTCAACCTCAAATACTTGACAGGCTGAATAATCTGAACCATCACCTCTTGAAACATCAGCTACTACTATATATTCTTTTGTATAATCAGGTTGTCTAAATACCCAAAATCCCCTATCAATACCCAATTCTTCAACAGGAGCTTCAGACATTTTATCTTTATACCATTGTAATATTTTTGGGTCTACTACAGAATTACCAGAGGTAAGGAAGTCAGTATCACATTCTTGAGCTGCTTGTGAGGGTCCTAAAACTTTATCTTGTTCTTTTCTCCAAACTTTATCTCTATCTGGATGATCACTCCAATGAAGTCTAATTGTATTAAATTCATTATCACCACTTTCTGCACCAACCCATTGTTTATGAAACCAATTACCTACACCATTTGGTGTCGAAAGAACAATTGAATCACCACCAGTAGCTAATGTTTGTTGTGCAGCTGTCCATATCTCATCAATCTTATCAATAAAAGCTGCCTCATCAATTATTAGTAATGATAGAGCTTCTGAACGACCTGCTGATTCGTTTGATGCAATAGCTTTTATTTGTGAACCATTTGCAAACCTAAGTGATAATTTGTTTATTTCCTCTGTATTTGTTTTTAACCATGATGGTAAATTTTCATACATAACTCTTACTTTAGTCACAAGATTTTTTGCAGTGTCTTTACCCGTAGCAATTACCAATATATTTTTATCATTATGAAACAACATCATCCACAATGCATATCCAGCTGATAATGTAGATATACCTAATTGACGAGCTTTTAGTATAATATTATATCTGTTTTCATTAAATTCTGTTAAACACTTTTCTTGAAATGGATATAAATTAAATTTTATTTTACCTTTTTTTGGATGTTGAATTGTACAATATTTTTTCATAAAATGCACAGGGTCTTCTACACACTTTAAGTATTCTCGTCTAACTAATTGTTTTATGTTTTGATTATTACTCATTTAAGTTCCAAAAAATGATAATTTTGTTAATTTATCACAAAAATTTTTTAATTCTGAATTTGATAATTGATTGGATCTTTTAGCTTTATTATTTACTTTTTGCATTGTTTCCATACAATAGTTTAAGTCTCCCGTTAAATCGGATGCTAGCTGCCGTATCATAGTATTATATTCAATATTATCAGACATTATAGATTAACTCCAATAAAAAATCCTAATCCTACCATTAACCATTTATTTTCCCACCATTTTGGTGTGACTTCATTTATTATTTCATCTTTTAATTCTATTTGCTTTTCATACTCTATGATAATAGTATCTTTTTTACCAACTAAAATTTCATAATCTTTTATCTGAGATTCAAGATTAAAAGTTAGACTATCACATAATTCTAATTTATATTCTGTTTCTTGAATATTATAAAATATAGATTTTGTTTCCTCTTCAGATAAACATGTGCCCTCACAAGGCTCTTGTGAAAACAAAATTCCAATCAATAATAAACTACTTAATTTCTTCATATCTTACACCCTCTAAGTTAGCGTTTGTTAAAGCATTAGCTACAGATTTATCAAGTATATTTTTACCTTCTTCCCAATAAGTTTCCATATATTGGTCTATTTCTTTATCTATAGTAGACCATCGTATAAGTCTTTGTAATTTGGACCAAAAAAACCATAAATTATTTTTTTCACCAAATTTTTTACCTTTTAACATAACTTCAAAATTTATCTGACAGTGAAAACATCTACCCATTCTTATCCAAGTATCATAATGTCTTCTATCTCCATTATTTTTAGTACAATTTATTTCACAATCTGAACATTTCATATCGTGAGTATAATGTTTTCTAGGAGATGTAGCTAATCTACCTTTTAATCTATACCCATCTTTT